ACTCTGGATAAAGCAATTGTTATCGTTGATGAATATCAAAACTTGAATTTTCATGAATTAGATAGTATAATAACAAGAGTTGGTCAAGAATCTAAAATCATGTTTTGTGGTGATGCTACTCAATCTGATTTAGTTAAGACTAATGAAAAAAATGGTGTGGTTGATTTTATGAAGATCCTTCGCATCATGCCATCCGTTGATATTATTGAGTTCGGAGTCGAAGATATTGTTCGTTCTGGATTTGTCAAGGAGTATCTCTTAGCAAAAATGGAAACAACTTTATGATGTTTGAACATTGTAATTACTTAGGTGACATTGAATTAGAAAAGAAAGAAACTCCAGGATGTAGACTTTATCATCTTCCTGATGGTACTTGGGTTCCCTCTATTACTTCAGTAACTTCTTTTTATAACCGACAAATTTTTGTTGAGTGGAGAAAGAGAGTTGGTGAAGATGAAGCAAATCGTATCACTAAGAAAGCAACTACTCGTGGAACTGATTTTCATGAAGCAGTTGAAGTGTATATGAGGAACAATGAAATAGATTGGAATGAATTTAGACCAGCAACTCAGTTCATGTTTCATCATGCTAAACCTTACTTAGATAAGATAAATAACATACATGCTATAGAAAGAACCCTTTACTCTGAGTACCTTGGTCTTGCTGGAAGAGTTGATTGTATAGCAGAGTATGAAGGTGAACTAGCTGTCATAGATTTTAAGACATCTGAGAAGATCAAACCTGAGAAGTGGTTGGAAAACTATTTTGTTCAGGAAACTTTTTATGCTGCTGCTTACTACGAACTAACTGAGATCCCTGTTAAAAAACTTATCACTATCATGGTAACACCTGGTGGTGAAGTAAAAGTATTTGACAAACGGAACAAAGGGGATTATATTAAATTATTAGTTCGGTATATAAAAGAATTTGTATCTCACAATACTAGGAGAGAGAATGGAGAATGAACTAGAAAAGGTGTTGAAGAGTAAGTTCTTCTCCTCTGCAGGATTTGCACAAGAAATTGAAACTTTAGTGCAAGTTAATAAAGACATGAATTACATTGATGCTATCATTCATTTTTGTGAAAAGAATAGTATTGATTTAGAATCAGTGCCTAAACTTATTCCCAAACCTTTAAAGGAAAAGATTAAGTATGAAGCATCAGAATTAAATTTCTTAAAACGTAGTTCGAGAGCTAAGTTACCACTATGAGTGACCCACATCAAAATCCTTTCTGGGGTGAACCTACACCCACTGATCTTTGGGATGATATGGATAAGTTAAATGGTCTTTATGAAGAACTTGAATGGGATCATACAGATTACTTAGACTTTGCAATTGAGGGTAATCATATTACAATTAGAAATAAATCTAGAGAAGGTAGATGATGCCCGCTGATGCTTATCGTTGTTATTTGGCTTTAAAGAATCACTTCACTAAAGATCATTATGATTATATAAAGTATCGTGGTAAGACCAGAGCAAGTAATGCAGCCTTCTATAAAAGAAAGGATAGGTTCTGGTTTGAAAAGTTTGCACGACAGAAGAATGATAAAGAAATAGAAGAGTTTTTTGTTTCCAATTTTATATACTCTACTGATCCTTCTACTGTGTGGATTGGTGAGATGATTAAGGAAGGAGAAGGAAGATACCAAGAGTGGCAGAAGAAAGTCCAGTCACTTACTTATGTTTTTAAAGAGGAAACAGAGAGTGTATTTGAGAATAAGAAAGTGGATGATATGTTTGATTGTAGTAAAGGACACCCACCAATTTTAAAGATTTATCTAAAGGGTGACATATCACTTGAAAGTATGGTAATATATGATAGAATACTAGGGTATGGGAAGGACTTTGATAAACGACTGAAAGATCCAGTATGGGAAACCGTAAGTCGTAAAATTAAAAAGTATTCTCCCTTCCTAAATATTGACGTATCCCGTTACAAAAAAATTTTAAAGGAGGTAATTATCCATGGCTCTTGAAAATGGTGAAGTTCTACAGAATCTCACAAATCAACTCCAAGAAGTCACACAACAGTTAAACCAGTTAGGAGAGACTCGTGTAAAACTTATTGGAGCTATTGAAGTTCTTCAGCAAATTGAAGAAACAAATAATCCTACTCCTGTTGCAGAAGAAGCACCTGTAGAGGAAGCACCTGTTGAAGAGGCTCCAGCAGAAGAAGCATCAGAATGACTTTCTTTCAGTCACCAGTGGTTCGGGCGGAAATGGCAGAAATTAGTGAACTTCAAGAAGAAGTTTACTCAAATGTTTTTAAGTTTCCGTCAATGAAAAAAGAAGATCAACTTTATCACGTTGATATTCTTAATAGACTGATTGAAAAACAAAAGATTCTTTATGCACGTTTGAGTTTATCAGATGATCCAGATGCTAAGAAGATGAAAGAAAAAATTGTTGAATCTGCTTCAATGATGGGCATTCCATCTAGCACGGATATGAGTAAAGTTTTTGAACAGATGAGTACTATGGTACAAACCTTAAAAACTCAGATTGACAAAAACCAATTTTCCTTGTAACATATAAAAGGGTTACAACCACAAGCCAAATCTCAAAAAATCAGAGGTAATCAATGTCTTTTAAAGACCTAAAAAAACAGTCCTCTCTAGGATCTTTGACTCAAAAATTAGTCAAAGAAGTGGAGAAGATGAACAACACAAGTGGAGGTGCAGATGAGCGTCTCTGGAAACCTGAAGTTGATAAAACAGGTAATGGTTATGCCGTAATTCGTTTCTTACCTTCCCCTGAAGGAGAAGAAATCCCTTGGGCAAAAATGTATTCACATGCATTTCAAGGACCAGGTGGATGGTATATTGAAAACTCTTTGACCACTACTGGTGGCAAGGATCCTGTTTCAGAATACAATCGTGAACTCTGGAACAGTGGTAATGAATCAGATAAAGATGTAGTTCGTAGACAGAAGCGTAAGCTATCTTACTATGCAAACATCTATGTAGTAAAAGATCCTACCAATCCTCAGAATGAGGGTGGAGTATTCCTCTACAAGTTTGGTAAGAAGATCTTTGATAAGGTAATGGAAGCAATGCAACCAGAGTTTGAAGATGAAACTCCAATCAATCCTTTTGACTTCTGGCAAGGTGCAAACTTCAAGTTGAAGATCGTCAAGAAGGATGGTTATTGGAACTATGATAAGTCAGAGTTCGATAAAGTATCTCCTCTACTTGAAGATGATGATGCACTAGAAGCATTATGGAAGAAGCAGTATTCACTTGCTGCTGTCACTGCTGCTGATCAGTTTAAGTCTTATGATGACCTTCAGAAACGTCTGAAGTATGTCTTAGGACAAAGACCTCCTGCACGTCGTGTAGATGAGGACGTGGTTGATGAGGACAACTCTCGTGGTTCTTATACACCAGACTTCAATTCTCGTAAGGCACAGGAGACTGTGACTGCTGCTGTTGCATCTGCTAGTTCAGATGAGGACGATGCACTGTCATACTTTCAGAAGTTAGCAGAAGAGTAATTACTCAGGGGAAATTCGACTTTTTATTCCAAAAAAGGCGCAAAAAAATCTCTGGTATTTTTTTCCCCTATTACTTTTTTGATTATTGATACAGTCTAATATTTTCGGCTTTCTTAAGGGTTTTATCGACATATTCGGTAGAACCCTTTTTATATGGCATTAAGTCTTCTATGTCATCTAAGACTACACTTACATATTCTTGTTTTAGAATAAAAATATTTCTTTTCTTATTTTGTATTTTTTCCTCATATTGGTAATTCGTCACTGGTCGTGTAATATCTAGTTTTGTCACCATACCACTAATAAAGTAATCAAAGTATGTGGTTGTAAAGTCAGAACTTACTTCTAACCCTGCAGGAACTATTGTGACATTATTACTATCTTTGACTTCTACTGTTTCATGGTGATGAACTCCATTATAGAGATCTTCATAAGTACCATACTTATCCAATAAAAACCTATCAAAGTCATTTTGTGCCATTGGCCATTCTGTGGGAATATGAGTAATATTGTTAGATAGGAGAATTAACCAATCTAAAGTAGAATCTGAGTATATTCGATGAGCAACATTATCAGGTCTATCCTCTCCTTCAATATTATATTTTGTAAAATACATCAAATTGGAGTAAATATCTTCTCTTAGAGTAACTCTTTTAAATAGATTTTTAACTCGTGCATAATCAGATATTTTAGCATCTGGTAATCTGCTAACATAGTCAAAATCAGGTAAAAGATTAAAATAATTGGACATTTTAGAAACCTATACTTAGTTTTTCAAGATTGTTAAATTCCTCACCATTACCATAATCATCATTGTATACAGGTTCTAGTTCTTGGAAACCCATTGTCACTTGATAAGAAGTCATTACACCATCTTCATATGTAGAATATTGTCCCGATGGTGTATAATTAACTCCAAATCCATTTAAAGCACATTCTTTAAATTTGTTTAGGAAAGGATGATCTTTTCCTTTAT